TGATGGACTTGCTGATTTTGAGGCTGACTTAGACGCACTGGCAGATGGCGATAGACTTCCCGATGGACTGGCAGATTTAGACTCAGATTTAGACGCACTGGCAGATGGACTCTTTGAAGCTGATGGACTTCCAGATGCAGAGCTTGAAGCTGATGGGCTAAGTGAACCCGATGGACTAAGTGAAGTTGATGCTGAGGCACTCGGGCTTTGGCTGCCACTTGGTGAAAGTGAACCTGATGGGCTAAGACTTCCTGATGGACTAGCTGATTTAGACGCACTAGCTGATGCCGAACCGGAAGGACTAAGACTCTTAGATGCTGAAGCACTTGGCGATTGTGAGCCTGACGGACTAGCAGACTTAGATGCACTGGCACTGGCTGAGGCTGACCCAGAAGCCGACGGGCTAAGAGATTTACTAGCTGATGCCGAAGGAGAAGCAGATTTACTCGCTGATTTAGATGCTGATGGGCTTCCCGATGCTGAACCAGATGCTATTTCAGTCTCCATCGGTTGATTCCATATAGCATAATCACTATCCCCTGTATTTACATAAATATTATTTCCATTTTTATCAAGATCATAGAACACAGCACCATGTTTGAATCCTGAATCACCATCTGTCGGAGTATTCCCCTCTGCTTCTAAAATATCATCTGTTGAAAGATGTGTTTCATTTGTTGATCCTTGGACAAGTTGTGTATCCCATCTCAAAACTCTATTCGTCCTGTAAGGAGCAAGAGCAGTTAAAAAGTTTGCTTCAGTAGTAGTCCTTAACCCACTAGATTTTGCCTCGATCCTTGCGAGTTCTGCCTGGTCATCCAGTGATAAATCTTCCTTTATTAAAAACTTAGCCATTTTCCCTTTAAAAAAAGCCTAATCTCAAACCTAATGCTCTTTCGTATAGCTTTAGGCTTTAGCTTTAGGCTTGCGCTATTTACTTACTATTCAGTTTTTAAAACTTCCAAAATCCTAACGCCGCTTGATGTCTATTAATATCTTTAACTTTAGCTCCATAAACGAACAGGTCTTTGTAAGCTGTTCCGAAGTCACCAATCAAGTCCTCTTCCATTCTTGCATCAAGAACCTTCTCTGCAAATGTAAGCCAATTTGTATGTCCTGCAAGCAAATAGTAACCATCGGTATTATCACCATCAAGTCTATTACTCTGGAATAGTCTGAATCCCTGCAACATACCCATGAAACCCTTTTTAACTAAATCCTGATATGCTTCGTCTACATGAAGAACTACTCCAGTTCCTTGAGTAAGAATTGTGAAGAACTCAGGAGGTGCAACTAGGAATCTGTTTGTATCCGGTACTGCCGAAAATCCATTCTTCTCTGCTAAATCAAGTCTTTGTTTAAGTGTCGCAACTTTGTTTAAAATATTTGCTGCCGTAATCGTTAAGACTGTAGCTGCTTCAATGGTGTACGCTGTTGATGCTGCAATCGCTCCACCAGTATAAGCTGAAGTTGTATCATCAAGATCATCTTCAATAGTAATTGAGGTTGCGCTTGTGTAAGTCTTAATCCTGTACCAGGTTGTATGACCGGTTGCCTTAAATCCTCGACCAACCATTGCTGCTGTAAAAGTAGTTCCATTCCCTGTTACAACTCCTGTCGTTACTGCTACTTCAACATCTCCAGTTGTGTAATCAGTCCCGACTCTGTTTCCTGAACCAACATCCGGGTGAAGATCAAAGGCAAACAAATCCATGTTTCTTGATCGTTCCTCACCAACCTGAGTAACTATATAAGGATGTGGATTCTTGATGTAGGAAAGCCACTTTGCGAGGGTTTTTTCTTTCCAGTAGAAAGATTTGTACTGGTCGATTATCAATTGACCATTGTTTTCTGTTAGAGAATCTGCTGTAAGGGCTGCGTCTGCGTAAGTCTTTTCTGAAAGTTTGCCGAAGTCGAGGATATTAAGTTTAGAACCTACTCCGTTTATTTCTCCTTCGTAGTTTCTATTAACGATAGTATCAAGCAAATTATTGTCATACACAAACTGCATGACTTTGCTTGAAAAACCTTCTGCTAATTTTGTTCCGTATGCTGACATTCTGGTAAAAGTGTTTATTTAACTTTTACCGTCCCAAAGGGGTTAGGAAGTTATCTAAAATTAATTATAGAAGATAAATTTCTCTTTTGTCAATAGAGATAGATGGAGCAAAATAGCCTCAAAGATCGGATTTTATTAATCCGGCATTAAGTTTTTCTTTCCACAAGTCATAATTTGACTCTCTTAATTTTCGACCTTCTTCTAATGTTATGATTCAGTCTTTTGGCTGCGGCTTATCATTCGGCCCACCAGTACCTTTTTCAAACATTCGTCCCTTATTAACCGGTTTGTTTTTAGCGTGTTCATGCAAAAAGGCAGAAATAAGGATATTAAATGGTACACTATTATTTACCTCGTCAATTGCAAATGCCCTAAACTCCTCAGTTTTCCCTTCTAAATCAGGATTATCAACCAAA